CAGGGTCAACGTATTTGGGTTAAGAACAAGACGCTATGCATAAGATGACGCTTAAGGACAAGTTGGCGGTATATGACAAGCTTGAGCAGCTTAAGAGTAAGCTTAAGTCGCTTATGTTCGCGTTAAGCGCAGGTTATGTTCTGCATATCGCGCTTAAGTGGGTGTTAAGCCTGGTGAACGCGCAAGAGATGCAGCTTAACACGTTTGAGTTGGCTATACTCTGGATTATCTGTTCTTAAGCTGAGGAGAAGTTCTTACTCACTAGTGATATTCCCCTTCACTAGTGATCTTCCCTTACTCTTACTCCGTGTTGCCGTTCGCACTAGGCTTCGCCCAGATGCTCACTCTCGCAGCAAGCTGCTCACCGGAGGAGATAAACAATCCGGCAAGAAGAGTTGCGAGTGAGCATAGTACCCCCAAGACTCAGCATTACTGCCTATCTTGGGGGAATACTATACAAAAAGGAGATCAACGATCCGTATAAGTGTCGTCGTTCGTTTCGCAATTACAGTCATGAGTGATGGCTACCCGTTCGGGAAACTCTTGCCCTTCTCGTAGGCGTGACTGCTAGTACTCTGCAACTTTGAAGCCGAAGCAGATGTTTAATCCAGCTCGAGAGGGATGGCTGGAACCATTTAGTCGCTCGTGCGTCCGATGTTTCAGGTGGCGCAGAAGGTACACGGTCGTTATTTGACGACAGAGGGAATATAGAGCATCCTAGTGAAAACGTCAACGTGTATGGATGAAAAAAATCAAGAAATTATCGAGAAAGTCTTAGCCTATAAGTTGGAGGAACATCCGACGCTTCCGCTGCCGAATAAGCGGCAAAGGATGGAGATGATCCAGAACATTGGCCCGGAGAAGGTACTCGACTTGTTCTTGATGCGGGAGAACAAGATTAAGGCGGAACTGAACGATCCCATGCGGTATGGGCACGAACTGCCTCACTGGCCGGATGCGGATAAGCTCTTGGGCCGCTATAATGAACTGGTCGTCCTTGGTGGGAACAGATGCCTGGCTGGCGAGACGGAGATGATTGACGCAAAGACCGGCAAGAAAATGCGCCTAGATGCCATCAGGAAGCCGTTCCATGTTTTGTCGATTGATGAGCAAACGCAGCAGGTTGTTGTGGCTGAAGCTGAGGTGCCATTTAAAAAGGCCAAGGCCGACTTGTTTGAAGTAAAGACAAACCTTGGGAGGCCGGTTGTTTGTTCTGGGGCGCACTTGGTAATGTGCAAGGATAAAACATGGGCTCCCATTTCAAGTCTGGCTGCTGGGTCAAAACTGTTTCATCCCATAGAAGATCTTGAAGTGGTTTCCATAGAGTTTGTGCGGAATGACTTTGTGTGGGATTTCACCGTTCCAGTATATCATAACTACCTTCATGCAACGATAACACATCATAACAGTGGAAAAACTGAGTTTGCCGCCAAACGTATGGCCCAAGCTTTCATCGGCACGGACCTCAATGGCCAGGCGCCGGACTGGGTAAAAGAGCGTCACGGTAAGCGTAACATCCGCATCTGGTGCCTGCACACTACCCACATGACCAGCGTCTCTGCGCAGCAGAACGTCTTCTATAAGTACCTGCCGCCTGAGATACGCAACATTAAGCGAACTAATCATACGCAGATTAGCTTTAGCCAGAAGAACGGGTTCAGCGACAATACGGCCGTGTATATGGGTAACCAGATCTGGTTCCTCAACTACGCCCAGGACATCAAGGTCGTCGAAGGTGGCGAGGTAGACTACGTTTGGTGCGACGAACTTGTCCCACAGAACTGGCTTGAGACGCTTCGCTACCGTTTGGTCACTCGGTCCGGCAAGCTTATCGTCACCTTTACGCCGGTGCAGGGCTACACCCAGGTCGTGAAGGAGTACATCAACAGCGCCAAGGTTACCGTTAGCCGCCCATCTCCATTGCTACCCAATCACAACGTCCTAACCGTTCCCAAGGGCGAGATGCCCTACCAAGCTGAGAACCTCTACGGACGACACGCCTGCATCTGGTATCATACCGAATTAAACCCGTATAACAACTGGGAGCGCATGAAGCAGGAGCTTTCGGGGCGCTCTAGCCATGACATCAAGATCCGCGCTTATGGTTGGGCAGATCAGACGGCTGGCTCTGAGTTCCCCATGTTTGGCGACCACAACCTGTGGAAAGGTGACGCCGAAGAGGTCATCCCCGAGGGTAGCAACTACATGGCCATCGATCCAGCAGGAGCGCGTAACTGGTTCATGCTTTGGGCTAGAGTAGATAAGCACGGTATACTATGGGTCTATCGTGAATGGCCCGATCAAAGCTACGGTGAATGGGCGCTGCCTAGTGACAAGCCCGACGGTCGAGCTGGCCCGGCACAGAAGGCGGGTGCAGGCCGTGGAGTCAACGAGTACACCGAGCTTATCTGGAGCCTTGAGACTGCCGGTGACAAGCGTGAGATGATCGTGGACCGCTGGATTGACCCTAGAACCGCTGGCACAGAGACGATCACTAAAGACGGCGGTGTCACCGTGCTTGATTTGCTTAGTCAGGCTGATAATCCGCTCATATTTACTCCTGCCGCAGCCCTGCCAATTGAAGAGCGGGTGCTATTAATCAATGATCTTTTGTCATGGGACAGAGAAAAACCAATGGAAAAAGGAGTAAACCATCCAAAACTGATGATACATGAGTCTTGTCAGAACTTAATTTATAGTTTAAAGGAATGGACTGGACAAGATGGACAAAAAGGTGCTAGTAAAGATCCTATCGACGCTTTAGGCTATATGGTTGTCATGCAGCCAGCCTATTTTGGCGGCTTAGATTGGGAAAAACAATCTAAACGAATGTCTATGACAGGAAGTTATTAACATGATCTCACCAGTTGACCCTTTAGCTATTGCTTCTGATACGCCTGACATCGGCGAGCTATTGAGCGAGTACAACCGCTCGATGATTAACTCGTCACAGGGCAACTTGGTGACGAAGTTTGATAACATCCGTTTTGCTCGGTGGGCAGGACAGACTGATGACGGGAAAAAGCATAGTGATTCCCGTCCAGAAGGCAGCCCGGCTTGGCCGTTTGAAGGTGCGAGCGACGTTCGTAACCGTCTCATCGACTCTTCCTGCAACGAGCTGTCAGCACTGCTTGTTACGGCCTTTCAGCGTGCAACCATCCGGGCATCTGGTGTGACGCTTGACGATGCGCCAGTAAGCGGCATTGCGACGAACCTTTTGCACTGGATTCGCGACTCTAAGATGCCGCAGGAGCTTCGTAAAGAAGCCGAGCTTGGAGCGCAGTACGCTTTGCAGTACGGCTGGAGCGCGTTCTTTGTAGGCTGGCAGCAGAACATCAGCAAGCGTACACAGGAAATTACCGCTGAAGAGCTTTTTCAGATGGCTGCGCAGGCACAGGGATCTGTGTTGGCCGAGTTGCCACAGATGATCTTGGACGCTCCAGATCAAGCTGCTGCGATACTTCAAGCTGCAATTCCTGATCTGGATGAGGCAAACGCCAAGCGCATGGTCAATGAGATGGCGACGACTGGTCGTGCGACGTACGACCAAGAGTACGTCAGCCGCAATCTTCCCGAGATCGTTGCGCTTAAGCCCTGGGATGAAATTATCGTTCCGCCAGAGACGGCTGACTTGCAGCGATCACGGGTCATCTACCGTAGGACATGGATGTCCGAGGTTGAGTTGCGCGAGAAGATTACCACAGAAGGCTGGGATCCAGACTGGGTTGAGCGTGCGCTTCAACAGATTGGCAAGAGCAGCACCTTCTACAATATCAACCTGCTCCCAACAACGACCATGTTGGTTTACAACGGCGTAAACTACATGAACATGGTGGAGGTTGTTTATGCTTACACGAAAAGCCTCGACGGAAAAGCTCCCGCCATCTACTTCACCGTTTTTTGTCCGCAAGCTGCGTCCAATCGAAAAGAAGATGCAGCCTCGTGGGCTATCCATCAGCGACTTGATTACGCTCACGGCGAATACCCGTTTGTTGAATTCCGTCGTGAACAGTTGCGCCGCGCTATTACTGATACTCGTGGTATACCCGAGTTGGCTAGCACTGATCAAGACGAAGTCAA